AACAAGTAGTTCGACAAGGAACAATTTGTTCCTTTTATTTATGTAAATTAAAAAATTAAAAATATGGAAGCTCTAGGAACATACTCATTTTTGCAGAATGCAAAACAAGTAACAGGATACACCGTATCTGAAACTATTCATCAAGAAAAGAAACATTTAATTGTTCCTGTTGTGATGATTGTAGAAGGTGTTTTAAATGGTTCTCATGGTCCATTATATCATCCTGCAGAAGAGTTCGGAAAGTTTCCTGAAAGCTGGAATGGAATACCTGTAGTTATAAATCATCCAGAATCTGACGGACATGCAATATCTGCAAACAGTCCTGAAGTTGTAGAAAATTTAGCTGTAGGTAGAGTATATAACTGTCAAGTTGTTTCAAACAAGTTAACCGGCGAAGTCTGGCTTGAAGAGGAAAAACTGGGCAAAGTATCCGCCGACACTTTAAGTGCCGTAAACAGTAAGAAACCTATAGAAATCAGTGTTGGTGTTTTCACAGAGGATGAAGCAACTCCTGGAGTCTATGACGGAATACAATATACTGCTATTGCCAGAAACCATAGACCTGATCATTTGGCGCTCTTGCCCGGAGCCGTTGGAGCATGTTCTTTGGAAGATGGTTGTGGTATTCGTGCTAATCAAAAGAAAGGAGAACTCAATGTGGAAAAGGTAACATTGGATAGCAGTATCCAAGTACTGAAAGAAGGGGGTTATAAAATCAGCACAATTGTTGATAACTCCGAAAAGGGATTAAACGAGAAACTCGATCAACTTCGGGATCTTGTTAGATCTTTGAACGTCTATGTCGATGGAGGCACTGACAATGCTTGGTATTATTTGATTGAAGCTTACGATGACTATCTCATCTATGAAAAAGAAGGGAATAGCGAATGTAAGTACTACAAACAGAATTACCAGTTTGTTGTTGACTCCGGTGCTGCTGAATTCGTCGGCAATGCTGTCGAAGTTAAGAAAAAGGTAGAGTATGAAACTATCAATACAAATGTAAAACGAGTAAGAACTAATAAAAAGGAGACTTCAAGTATGGCATGTACCCCATGTGTGGAAAAGAAGGCAAACGAACTGATTGCTAATTCAGCAACAGGGTTTACCGAAGACGATCGGGATATGTTGCAAGCTCTAACTGAAAAACAGCTGGATGCTCTTGTACCAAAAACGATCGAAGTAAATGCTGCTATGTCTGCAGAAGACACAAAAGCATTGGAATTTGGAAAAGCTGAGTTGGCTAAGAAAAGGTCAACATACATCAGTGGTATCCAAAAGAACACCGCAGCCGACCTTTGGCCGGAAGCTACCCTCAATGCAATGGATGAAGACACTTTGGAAAGAGTGTTTAAATCTGTATCTAAAGAAGAAGTTGACTTTTCTTTAAACGGAAATGCTACTTCTTTGAATGCTAATAAAGACAAAGGCGGCCCAGAACATATGCTGCCTACCGGAATGGAACTTGGTAATTAATTTATATTAGAAAGGAGATAATTAAAATGGCTAAGAATACTGTTATTTTGAAAAACTACTCTGACATTTTTGAAGAGTATGTTGCCGCGGGAGTAATTACCCCAGGAATGCTTGTAGAAGTTAAATCAGCTACCACTTGTGGTTTTCATGATGTAGCTGGCGGTAATGCTATCCCGATGTTCGCGATCGAAGATGCTTTGCAAGGCAAAGGTATTGACGACAATTATGCAGCAACTGATCCAGTCCGTGTTTGGATTCCTGGACGCGGTTGTCAGGTAAATGCTATCCTGGAAGACGGAGAAGACGCCCATGCAGGTGACTTCGTTGTATCTGCTGGAAATGGTAAAGTAAAGGTTTACGATGTTGAAAGCACCGGAGACTATACTCCATTACAGATCATTGGACAAGTCCTTAAAACTGTAGACATGTCGGATTCTTCTACTGTTGATCCTGACGGACGTGTTCAAATCCGTATTGTTTAATTAAACTTAAGAAAGGAGATATAAAAATGTTTGAAGCAAATGTTGATTTAATGGGAGCAAACGGCCAGGCTACAGGTGAAGTTGCTGGTGGCATCATCACTAACGGTCGTTTGAATGTAGGTGCTCTTCGTCCATTTATTGATGAGACAGGAAGGCCTTGTATGACTGTTTATAAAGGTGGTGACCCGAAAATTGCTACTAACTGGGATACCAGGTTCATTAACACTAATGCAACCCTAAGAAGGGATGAGTGGAAACAATTGGATTCTGCTTTGATGGATGTTTCTCGTCAACGCTTAGGCGGTATTGACGATTTACGTTCCAAAGGATTAGTTTACAATCTGGGAAATGCAATGGGAACAACTGTTCTTGAATGGCATGATATTTCTGGGGATATGGAAGCTGTTGTTACCATGGACGGTGTAACCCGTGGAAAGAATGACAGACCGAAATATCAGCACAATTACTTGCCAATTCCAATTATCCATGTTGATTATGAAATCAACGCCCGTGAGCTTGCTGCTTCTCGTTCACTTGGTAATCCTTTGGATACCACAGATGCTGAACGTGCAACCAGAGCTATCCAGGAAAAATTGGAAGGAATGTTGTTTTCTGACAACCAACAGTACTCTTTTGGAGAAAAAGACTCTCGCGGACAGAACACCATTTACAGCTATGTAAACCATCCTGACAGGAACTTGGTGCAGTTGAAAGTAGCTTGGAACGAATCCGGCAAGACTGCCGCTGCTATTGTTGCAGATGTAATGGCAATGAAAGATGCCTCTATTGCAGACTACCATTACGGACCTTGGCAGTTGTACATTCCAACATCTTATGACACCGTTATTGACAATGATTATGATACCGCTGGTGCATCTACGATGACCATTCGCGAACGTATCTTGAAAATTGCTGGTATCTCTGGTATCAAAGTAATTGACACCTTGGAAGCTGACAACGTGCTTTTGGTGCAAATGACTTCTGACGTAGTACGCCTTGTTCAAGGATTAGGCTTACAGAACGTAGAATGGGGCGTAGAAGGTAAATTTATTACCAAATACAAAGTTCTTACCATACAGGTTCCTCAGATTCGTTCTGATCAGAACAAACGAAGCGGAGTTGTGCATCTTGCATAATTGAAGTATCCTAATCATGGATTATTTTAATTTTTAAAATCTTAATCATGGAAAATAAAAGAGTACGGGTAAGAGCAGACAAACCCGAAGGAAAAGTTAAAAAAGAGAAAAAGGTTGTTGTTGAAGAAGTCGAAGAAACTGCTGTTATCATTGAACAGCCCATAAAATCTCTTTTTAGAAAAATCGGAGGAGGTTCTTTCTTATTTGAGAATCATCATATCAAATCAAACCAAACTTTTTGGGCTGATCCTGATGACATACCTAAATCGTTTCGTAACGTCGTAATCCTTGTAGATCCCGGTGATGCAGTTGCTCCTAAAGCACCTAACAAATTACCTGTACCTCCAGAAGTTTACCATTTGGAAGAAGTAGAAGGTGATCTTTGGAATGTTGTTAATGAAAAAGGAAAACCTATCAATGAGGCTCCTTTAAGTAAAGCATCTGCTGAAGAATTACTAACGGTTTTGGGAGATTAGGTTATGAAATGGACAGTTCCAAAAGTATGGGATGGTGGACAATGTGTAATTATTGGAGGTGGTCCTTCTATAATTAAACAGTTTGATATCCCGGAGTCTTTAGTAAAGCAAGTTTATGAAGGAAAAGCGGATGTTTCGTCCTACTCCCCATACTTGGAACGTATCCATGCAGAACACATTATTGCGGTAAACATGGCCTACAAATTGGGAGATTGGATAGACATGTTGTTTTTCGGAGATCCTAGTTATTGGAAAAAAAATAAATACGATATTTTAAATTTTCGGGGCTTAAGAGTTTCTTGTGCTCCTGATATTTTAGATGTCAAAGGTGTAAAATACATTGCAAAGAATAAACAACAGAAGTTCGGCATTACTGATGATCCTAGAATGCTTAGTTGGAATAATAACAGCGGATCTTCTGCCATCAATGTTGCAGTACATACAGGAGTAAAAAGGATCATATTGTTGGGATTTGATATGTCGTTAGACACAAACAAAAATCAGCATTGGCATAAATTTTATGCAACAGATCCTAGAACAATTGGAAGAACATTGAGGTCACATTTAGATGGATTTGGATCAATGGTGCATGATCTAAAGAAACTTAATATTGAGGTTCTTAATTGCAGTCCAGAAAGTAAAATTGAAGGATTTAAAAAAGTCAACTTTAAAGATATTGCATAATGTTTACAGATGATATAAAAGACACACATATTGGACAGACAGCATACATTGTCGGGAAAGGTCCAAGTTTGAATTACCTTACCAAGACAATGGTAAAGGAAGGTCTTGTTATCACTTTAAATCAAGCTATCATTAAAGTTGAAGAATTAGAACTACCTAACAGTATATATTCTCTTCAAAAAGATCAGTTTACTGTTCCTGTAAAAGAATCAACCACATTAATTTTGCATAAACACGAGTCTGTTAAAACTATCGGTAAACCGAAATTGTCTTATTTAGAATTTGATGCAAAAGAAATGGGGTTTCCAATAGACACTTTTTCAGCCATAATTGCAATCAAAATGGCAGAAATTATGGGATGTGTCAAGTTTGTATTTATTTCTTTTGACTCATGCACTACCGGAGATGTAACGACTTTTGACACCAGCAAACCGTATTTTCCTAAAGCGTATGTTACCCAAGCTACAAAAATGAAGGAGTATGTAAAGAACCTCAATTGTGAATGGATTACACCTAAAAGAAAACCGATTGCACTGATTACACCAACAGGAGGACGTCCAGAACAGATTAAACATTGTATGGGCTTTATGAAAAATCAAACATACTCTGGCCCTGTTATTTGGATTTTGGTTGATGATTGTTACCCGACTACTGTAAATACAGTACCTGAAGATTTCAGAGAAGATTGGACAATAGTAAAATTTTATCCATTCCCTATTTGGAAGGAAGGAGATAACACTCAAGCAAGAAATTTAAAAGCAGGTATTGAGGAAGTTAAAAAGTATGATGTAGATGCAGTTTTTATCATTGAGGATGATGACTACTATACTCCAAAATATTTGTCTGTTATGACTGCTGCTTTAAAAGGATTTGATGTTGTTGGAGAGATTCAGACAGTCTATTATAACGTACAATTAAAGTCAGAACGCAGGTGTGTCAACACAAAGCATTCTAGCTTATTTCAGACAGCATTTACTCCAAAGATGATTAACTTGTTTGAGGAGGTTTTAAAATACCAGGAAAAATATATTGACATTTCATTTTTTAAAGAAGCAAAAAATATTCAGTTTTTAAAAGGTTTAAATTTGTCTGTAGGCATAAAAGGGTTGCCAGGAAGAGGAGGGATAGGAAACGGACATAATTCAAGTATGTACCGTGATAAACATGAAAAGGTGTTACCAGAAAATCTAAGAAACACAATCAAAGAAACTTACAAACTATGAACTACTCAAACAAACCTATTCTAATTACCGGCATAGAAAGATCAGGATCTACCATTGTTGCTAAAATTATTGAGTCTTGTGGTGTGTTTACAGGATGTACCACAAAGATGCATGAAAATCATTCAATTAAAACTTTGGTAAGTCATTTGTACGGAGACAATAATTTAGATCCAAGAGGACAGTTTCCAATACCAGAACAACCGTACATTAACCTATATACCCATAATTGGAAGTCTACTATTAAAAAGATTCTTGACAGAGAAGGGTATAAAGGAGATAATCTCTGGTTGTATAAAAGTTCAAGAATTGGACAAACATGGCCGGTGTGGAATAATTTATATCCTGAAGCCAAGTGGATTGTAGTTAGGCGTAGAACAGGCGATATCGTGCAAAGTTGTATTAAAACAGGCTTTATGTCTGCTTTTAAAGATAAAGCCAATCTTCAAAAGGTAAATGCAGCGAATGAGGCTGACGGTTGGCTGTGGTGGGTACACGAGCAGGAAAACCGTTTTGTAGAGATGGTAGATGCTGGTTTAAACTGTAAAGTGATATGGCCGGAGAGAATGCGAGACGGGGATTTTGAACAAATGTATGAAATAATAAATTGGCTAGGATTAACAATACCTCCAAATTTTGAAGAGCAAGTTAAAAAACTATTCTAATAATACACAACATGGCAGCAAGAGTAACAGCAAAAGAGGTAAGAGCAATTTTAGACAATACAGAATTGTCTGATCCGCAGATAGGGTATTACATAACTTCTGCGAATACTTTGGTAAATTCAGTATTAGGTTTAGGAACTACAGATATCCTAAAAGAAATTGAACGCTGGTTTACTGCTCACATGATTGCATGTACCAGAGAAAGGATGGCAATTAAAGAAGGAGCAGGCGGCGCTTCAATAACATACACTGGCAAATATGAAGAAGGATTAAAATCTACTCCATATGGACAGATGGTTTTAACTCTTGACACAACCGGTTTAATGGCTGCTCAAGACGGAAAAAAGGTAGCTACCATTTATGCAATAAAATCCTAAGCTATGAGTATCACTAGCTTCATAAAGAAAGTATGTGTCCAGACTGCTGTGTATTGGGGAAACCCAACAAAAGACGGTTATGGCAATGCTACATTTGATGAACCGATAGAAATCAAATGCAGATGGGAAGACATGCAAAGAACATTTGTTGATCCTAAAGGAAAAGAACAAACCTCTAAAGCCTCTATTTTGGTAACACAAGATTTAGATTTTGAAGGTTGGTTATTTTTAGGAACACTTTCTGATTTATCAATATACCCGTCGTTAGCTAATCCTAAAGACATTTTTGGAGCCTATGAGATTGTTGCCATTGACAAAATACCAATGATAAAATCAAATAAAGTATTTGTCAGAACATTGTTTTTAGGATTCAAGAATCTAAATAACTAACACCATGCCTCAAGGAATCTCAGGAGCAAGTATAAGAGGGTTTGAACAAGTTATTTCAAACTTCAATAAGGAGGTTATAGCTTTAAAAGACAGGAATGCAAAAGGCTTGCAGAAAATGGCTAAATTTATCAGAAGGGATATGGACAACACCATTCCTTTGATTCCTGTAGATTTAGGAAACCTAAGAGATAGCTGGCAGCAACATTCTATCACAGTGAACAGAGAACATGGTATAGAGATGGGATTTTACGCCAGTTATGCTCTTTGGGTACATGAAATGCTTGGTGCAGTAAATTGGACAAGACCTGGATCCGGACCTAAATTCTTTGAACAAGCAATAATGAGAAATTGGGATGTACTATTACAAATAATTGCATCAGAAACAAAAATACCATAAAGACATGAACTCAGCCTCAGAAGATATAAAAGATATGTTAGTAGCAGAATCTGATCTAGGATTAGTATTCGCTACAAATTTGTTCATAGGACAAGAACCTGCAAAACCTTCTGAGACAGCAACTTTATTTGACTACTCAGTGATTCCGCCTCAGTTAACCCTAGATGGGGCAGGAATAGATAATCCATCTGTACAAGTTAGGGTAAGATCGACAGATTATCAAAAAGGATGGATTTTGGCAGAAATTATAAAGAACTCACTTCACGGCCGGGCACAAGAGACGTGGAATGGGACTTTATATTCTGTAATATACTGCTCCAGCGGACCAGCACTACTGGATTGGGATGAGAATAACCGGCCTCGTTTTATTGTAAACTTTAATATTCAACGTAGATCATGAGTTCTGGAATTTATCAGATAAGGAATTTGGTAAACGGTAAACGGTATATTGGAAGCTCTTTAAATATTGAGAGAAGATGGAAACATCATTTGCAATGTTTAAAATTCAGTTATTCTAATAAGGTGTTACAAAAAGACTGGGATTTGTATGGTGCAGATGCTTTTGTTTTTGAAGTTCTGATTTACTGTGAACCTGATGAATTATTGTTAAAAGAACAGAAACGAATTGATCATTACAAAACACTTAGTCCCAATGGGTATAATAGATGTCCAATTGCAGGCAGTTGTGCAGGTGTTAAACATTCTGAAGAATACAAAAGAAATTTAAGTGAAAAATTAAAAGGAAACACAAATGGTCTAAATAACAAAGGCAAAGTGATTTCTGAAGAAACTAAACTTAAAATGTCTATAGCAGCTTCTTCAAGAAAAATATCTGGTATGTCAGGAAGAAAGCATTCTGAAGAATCCAAACTTAAAATGTCTTTTTTAAAATTAGGAACTTCTAGTAAACGTAAAGGAAGCACTCTTTCTGAAGAAACTAAGCAAAAGATGAGGGATTCTCATAAAGGACATAATCTTGGGATGAAGTATTGTAAGTATCCTTATTAATTTTTACAAAATTTAATTTTTTAAAGAAAAGGAGAATATCAAATGACGAAAGCATTTAGTGGTGTAGGAACTATTTTTCAGAAATGGAATGGCTCTGATTGGGTTGTCATTTCTGAGATTACTTCTATCAAAGGACCCGGCTTCAAAAGGGATCCGATCGAAGTAACAAACATGGACAGTACCGGAGGGTATAAAGAGTACATTGCAGGATTTCGTGACTCAGGGACAATCTCTTTGTCAATGAACTTCTCTCGTGATGGCTTTGATGCCTTGAAAGCAGACTTTGAAACTGATGAACTTCAGAACTACGAAATTGTTCTTGGGGATGCTGTAAAAACATCTTTTGAGTTCCAAGGGATGGTGACAGAACTTCCATTAACAATTAGTGCAAAAGAAGCAGTGACACTTGATGTTACTATTCAAATCAGTGGTGTTGTAACTTGTAACTCTGGACAAGAATCAAGCTCTCCAGGTGCATAATTAATTCAGTCCTAATCACGGATTTTTAAACATTAATCAAAAAAATTACTAATCATGGGAAATTTATTGAACCGCAAAAGTTTACTGGCTAAAGAAAAGCTGGAGATCGTTAAAGTTGATTTAGGCAAAGATGATTTTGTCTATGTGCGTCAAATGACTGGAAGAGAAAGAGACACATTTGAGCAATCGTTGATCAAAGAAACAAAAGATGCCAAAGGAAATGTTGTAAGTTATGACAGATCCTTGACTGACTTCCGTGCAAAATTATCAGTGGTTACATTGTGTGATGAAAAAGGAGTATTGATTCTGGAACCAGAGGATTACCCAACATTATCACAAAACATGTCCGCAGCACGTTTGGAAAAGATTGTCAACGAAGCTCAGAAACTAAATAAAATCTCGGAAGAGGATGCGGAGGAGTTAGTAAAAAACTCCGTGGCCGGCCAACCCGGCGCTTCTATTTCAGACTCTGTCGTGAATTAGGCTATCCACATCCTGATCATTTATTGAATGAATTAACCTCTGCTCAGATTAGTGAGTGGGTTGCATACGATAAACTTGATCCTATAGGAACGTGGAGAGATGATTTTCGATTTGCTCAGATGCAAGCATTTATTTCCAATATAATGAATGCAATGTATCACAAAGAGGGAGAAGAACCTACTATTGTACAACCAATTGAGTATATGCCTGTTTGGAATGAAGAAGATAGAGTCGAAAAAGAACCAGAAGTTCAATCTGTAGATGATATGCTTTCAACCATGTTAGGTATTGCTAAAAGGCAGAATGCAAAAGTAGCTTATAAAAGAACAACACCACCGATAAATAAAGACACAAAATGAACATAGGACAACTTATAGTGACATTGGGTGTAGACACCTCTGGACTGAATACTGCAACCGCAGCATTGCAGAACTTTCAAAGAACAGCAACCACCAACATGAATAATGTTTCTGCTGTATTAGAAAGAACATCCAATCAGTTCCAGAGATTCGGGAGTGCGGCTAACAGGTATTTAACTTTACCATTGTTAGCCGCAGGTGGTGCTGCTATTAAGATGGCTGCAGATTTAGAATACTCCACTCAAAAAATTGTAGCTTTGGCAGGAGTAGGACAATCTCAAGTTGATGCATGGAAAGGTAAAATGATTGCATTAAGTAATGAAACAGGGGTTTCTCAAAAAAGTATTGCAGATACTTTGTACTATGTAGCATCGGCTGGTATTAAAGCGAAAGAAGCCTTAGAAATAACAGAAATTGCAGCAAAGGCATCTGCAGCCGGTTTAGGAGAAATGTCCGACATGGGGCGATTATTAACGTATGCCATTAACGCTTACGGCAAGGAGAATATTACTGCCGCTAGAGCTGCTGATGCGATTACCATTGCTGTACGAGAAGGTACTGCTGAAGCATCTACTATGGTAAGTGTGATTGGTGACTTGATTCCTGTGGCTGCTGCTATGGGAGTTTCCTTTGATCAAGTCACAGGTTCTGTTGCTGCAATGACAAGAACAGGTTTCAATGCTCATAAATCTGCTACTGCATTGAGGCAGATTATGGTGTCTTTATTACATCCAACTGTAGAATCAAAAAGAGCGTTAGACACATGGTCTAAAGCATTAAACGATTCAAGCTATACTGCCGAAGGTTTAAGAAAGACAATCAGAGAAAAAGGATTGATCGAAGCATTGATCAAAATTGATAATTTAACAAAGCAATTTGGAGAATCTGCTGCTGGCATAGTATTTGGTAATGTCAGAGCATTGACTGGGGATTTGTCCTTAGTTGGAAAGAACATGGAAGCTGTCTACGAGATCATCCAAAAATCTAAAAATGAGACAGGTGCTTTTGCTACTGCATTTAGTATAATGACAGGAACTTCCACGTTCAAATTAACACAACTTCGTTCAGCATTACAAAATACATTTATTGGATTAGGTCAATCTATGCTTACTCCATTGAATTCTGTTTTGGAAGATTTAATTGATATTCTTAAAAATCTGACTACTTGGTGGAAAAACCTAAACACAACTACTCAAGAATGGATTATTAAATCTGCGGTTTTATTAGCTGCGGTAGGTCCAATTGCTATGGCTTTTGCAGGTTTGATTAAGATTTACTCTGGAATGAGAATAGTGCTACTTCTTACCGTAGATGCTTTCATATTATTAAAAACAGTTTCTGCCGTAGCTTTTCAAGCAATCATAGTAGGAGCAAAGGCAGCCTTTGCAGCATTGGTTATGAATCCAGAATTACTTGTATTGGTAACTGGATTAGGTATTGCTTTTGGAGGATTAGCTATTGCAATGAGTCGGGCAAAAGAAAAAGCTACAGAATTGACAGCTACCCAAAAAATGTTATTGGATATTGATTCTCAGGCTTTGCAATCTACAGTAAATGAAAGGATAGAAATTGAAAAATTATTATCTATTGTCAAAAGTGAATATTCTACCAAACAAGATAAGGCTGCTGCAATCAAACAATTGAATGCAATGAGCCCTACCTATTTAGGTGCAATAACGGAAGAACAAGTCTTAACGGGAAAAGCCACTTCTGCCATAGACACATACATTGAAAGTCTAAGAAAAAAAGCTACCGCTCAAGCTTCTCAAGAAATGTGGGTAGAGGAAGAAAAAAGAAGGATTGCAAATTTATCAGCAGCACAAAAAGGAGATTTTAGATATCAAGATGTTAAAAAGGTTGCAGGTACTTTTCCTGCAATGATGGTTACCATAGGTGCATTTAAAGTAAATGAATCAGGTAAAAAAGCTATCTCTGATTTGATCAATAGAGAAGCTACAGACAATATCATGGCATTGCAAGGTAATGTTTTTGCAGCTTTCACATCCAATGAGAATCTGGTTGATTCCATGAAGACTTTAAAATCTACCTTGGATGCGATTAGCACAATAAAACCTAAGGATTTAGATGCTGCTGAAATTGATGATTTAAGGAAGCGTATTGACACCCAAATAGGACAAGAAATTGCATACACAGGTACAATAAAAGAAGAATTAGATAAAAGACTATCTTACGACTCAAAACTTCAAGAACTCAAGAAGAGTTTGGTTAATGCTGAAGTAGCTACCACAACCGCAGCATACAAGGCAGGTATTGCTAAACAGATACAAGATAGGAAAGATGCTATTACTCAAGAGTATCAATTAAAATATAATGCCAATCAACAAGATTTAAAATTGTTGTCTGGATGGTCTGTGTCTGTTGATAATATGATTAAATCCATGCCTGAGAAAAGTCTTGGATTAGGTGATCCTGGAAAATCAAAAGACAGGCTTACAGAATTACAGGAGTTGATGAAAACAGCTTCTGGAGAAAGACTAAATCAACTTGCTAATGAATGGCTTGGATTAGAATCTGTCCGATTAAAACAAGAGGAGTTGATAGATCAGGCTATTTACTTGGCAAAGATTAATGCAGAAGGAGACAACTATTCTTCTTACAAGCTTGCGGACTCTTTTGATTGGAAAGGTTCTGGTATGTCTAACAACATAGATCTAACAGGACATGGTGTACTAGGAACTCAAGCAGGATTAAAAACTCCAACAAACGAACCGTCCTTCTCAGGCATGTTTGGTCCTGCCGTAGACTCTACACCTATAGATACTAAGAAATTAGTAATCATGAAGATGTTGACTGCAGAACAAATAAAGCAGTTGGCATTGGCAGGAGTTGCTGCTGACAAAGAACAAAAATTAACGGCATGGTGGGATAAGCAAAGAGAATTAAAAAAAGGAAGTTATGCTCAAATAGCCAGAGAAGTACAAAGGTATTCTCAAGGTATAAATGATTTATTGAGTGCATATTCTTCATTGATGGATGCCAAAAAGAACAAGGCATTTGCCGCCATAGATGCTATTGCGAAAGCAGATCATAAATCAGCTAAATGGGTTGCAAGAGAAAAAGAACGTATTGAACATGAATACGCTAAAAAGTCAAAAGCGGTTGCAGTTGCTCAGGCATTGATAAATACAGCGGTTGCAGTTACAATGGCATTGTCCTCAGCCCCACCTCCTTTCAACTTAATTCTAGCTGCAATGTCAGCCGCTGCAGGCGCGATGCAAGTTGCAGCAATAAAAGCTACGCCTATGGCAAACGGAGGTACGATACCGGCTGGATATCCTAACGACAGTTACCCAGCAATGTTAACCTCAGGTGAGACGGTAGTCCCTCCAGGAAAATTACCTAACTTCCAAAATGCCCAAAGAGAACTAAAGTTTAAACCACTTGTATTTGAATTAGATGGAAGAATAATTCGTGCGGCGTTAGAATTGGAAAATGAATTTGTAAAATCTTTCTAAGATGGCTTACGGAAATATATACTATGCAGAATGGGCTACACCTAAAAAACAAGGATATCTTTATATTGATAAACTTGATTATGTGGGTGAGGCTTCTAAGTTGCAGTTGTTGGGAAATGGATTCTACATCTCTACAAATACTCAAGAGTGTATTATTGGGGCTAATGCAGAGTTTGAAATTTTTAATGATAAAATAAATCCTTTTGATTTAGATCCTTTGTTAATAGCTAAGGAACGAGAATACAAGATTAGGATTGAGGTCATTAATCCTGTTACAGTATCTTTATTTGAAGGGTTTTTAAACTGTAATCTAATTACTCAGAAATATCTGCATAGGCAGTCTATCAAATTTGTAGCCTCAAGTTATTTATCTAAATTGGATGATGATTTTCCTACCTTAGTAGATACTTTACAGAATGTGACATTTATTGATTTAATAGATCAGACTCTTCGAGGGACAGGATCCTCATTTCCAATTTATGTCAACAATACCTTAAAAGCTGAAGGTGATGTTAAATCTTCAAGTCAAACCTGCTTTAATAAGAACGGCATTTTTACTGAGATGTTTTGGACAGATGAGGCAGAGAAGAAGACAGGTTTTGAAATATTAAAAACTATTCTTATTTCATTTAATTGTAAACTGTATTGTGAAAACAAAATTTGGTATATTGAAAGACAGCAAGAAATTTGGGGTACTTCAATAAACTATGTTTCTTATAATTCTGAACAAACATATACACCAGTACAATCAGGAACAGTTGTTAATATTACCAAAACAGTATCTGATCTTCATTCACTTGTGTTTACTAATCAAAGTCAAACAAGAGGAGTCAATCCAGGATTAAAGACTGTTAAAATAACATTGAATGATCAAAGGTATAACAGTCTTTCTAAAATAGATTTAGCTAACTTAATAGAAACAAATAATGCAGCACATGTTCCTGCAGTCAGAACCTGGGAAGCGTTTGATAATAGTGTCAATATAAATTGGTTAAATCCTGGCAAGTCTGTAGGAAGTATTAAAAATGCAGTACAGAGATCCTTATCTGCAGATGCTTTAAATAAAGAAGAAGGACTAAAAACCACTTTTAAAATAACCGTTGTAAATGAAAATACAGTTCTTGAAGTATCTTTAAAATATCATATTGATAAGGTGTCTTATGCAAATATTGGTAAAATTGAAGACTTGATGTTCTCTTTCCATTGGTGGTTAAAAGTACTTGAGGAAGATCAATATGTTGAAGGACCTGTTGAAGATCCTGACAGTTCTATTCAATCAGATGCTTGGACTTTAGCTACAGAAGGTTCTAATTTAGACGGATTGCAGTACATTGAAAATATATCAGGTACTGGATTTAATAAAGTAGACAATACATTAGATTTAAAAATCTCCATACCGATTGGAAAGGTTGAGACATTTATTAATGATTTGCCAGCAGGTTATTTACAAGGAGACAGAACCTTATTATTTTGTTTAGGTACGGAATCTGTTAGATATGAAGATGAGTATGACGTTGGAGACGAACAATATGTATCTTGGGCAGCATTTGGTGATATTTACATAACAGAAACAGGAGACGATCAACCTAATATCATTACTGGCAAGATCGAAGAAAACTTTGTAAACAAAGAAGACATTTCTCTTGATGTATACGATTCCGAAAGTTACTCTTACCGCAATGCTATCCTTCGAGGAGACAGTTTAGAAAGCAGAACTGAACGATGGGGTATGTTGTCTGGTACTAATGAAATAAGAGAACGTGGTGTATGCTACGGACTTTCCACAGATCCTACAATAGCAGGAACCAAAGTAGTGGTGGGAACAGGATTTGGTGCTTTTGATGCAAGGATCGGAGGATTGGCAGAAGGAACGACTTACTATGCCAGAGCGTATGCAATAGATGGAGCAGGTACTGTGCATTATGGAGCATCCATTTCATTTACCACTTTAGAAATTGTCTTAGGAAAGTATTATGAAGGAGGAATCGTTGCATACTTTTTACAGCCTGGAGATGATGGTTACGAGGCAGGTGTAAAACATGGATTGATTGTGTCTATGTATAATTTAAGTGAGGCAGTTGGTATAGGAGATATCACTGGAGGAGGTCCTTACACCAGTGATGCAAACAGATATGGGTTAGGAGATGGTCCAGCAAATACAGCAGGAATTCAAGCAAATACCAATCAAAATGTATATGGCATTCGTTTAATTACAGACTACAATACTAAAGAGGCAGGAGGCAGATCAGATTGGTTTTTGCCAAGTTGGCTCGAATTACAAAAGATTCTCTTCAATAAGATAATTGTTGGAGGATTTATTAATCATTACTATTGGACTTCTTCAGAACCAGCAGACGGAGATTTAGGATTATTTTCAAGTGAATGGAAATACGCTCATGCCATAGATGCATCTAAAGATAGTGGATCTATTCAATTTATACAAAGACTTAATTCTGATGGTTATTGGAAGAAAACTCATAAGTTTGCAATTAGAGCGGTTCGTTCATTTTAAAAATAAATAACATGGCAATATCTGTTACAACCCAATTTTTAACATCAGAGATAACATCCCACTCTGCATTATCTGGCGGAGAGGTTTCTGGAAGTACAGGTGCATTTGACACCTTAGTAGATATACTAATGAAAGACAAACATAGAAATTCTAACGTTTCTCGTCAAAAGATAACTGCTACAATCAAATTTGATGGTATTCTAAAAATGTTCCAAATGTTTACTGACTCTAAACAATCAAATAAAAAGTTTATTCTAGTAGGGTATAGGATGGACATTTTAAATGATCAATATGATGTAGAATTATTAGAGTATGATAATGAAACCGTAGTAAATCTAGTATAACCATGGTAGACGTAGTTATAACAAAGAAATTCAAAGGAGGCAAAGAAGAAAAGCATTCTTCTATAAATGTGAACTCTAGTAGAGAAATAAAAAACTCTATTCAGATAGAAAACATTCTTAAATCTGCAACAACAGAAGTCACACCAAGATCCTTTGCTATCTGTTTTGATTTTAAAGATCAGATTGACTTTATCTATAAGTGTCAAGAAGACATGATTATAAAAGAACAGGTTGCTGAGAATGATTCCTTTGCAAAAATTTATCAAATAATTGAAGATGAACCGGTAGCGTATGTATCCGGTACATTTTTATCACAATATGAGAAACTCTTAATTCACCCAACTGCAATAGGCATGGCAATAATAATAGGAGAATTTAAACTATGATACTTCCAACTTATATAGAGTATATTGAGGTTGGTATAAAGGGCAGTTTTGTCTATATAGCTTATGCCTCTGACGGAACCGGAACAGGGTTTACAATGACAAATGACCCTGATTTAAGATGGAGTGCTATCTTAATATCTCCAATTAAAATAACTGCACCGGTGGTTACTGATTTTGCAGGTTTGTGGAGAGAGGATCGTGAAGGTAGCGGTGGCGGAACGAACTATTTTCCTGATACCATTACTTCTGAAACAGGGAATGTTCAGGCTGATGGGAAGCACACACATGAATTGGGAATCGTTTCTACTGAAACTGTTGTAAAATATGATCCAGATTACGTTAGTTACGGAGCTTTATATAATTGGCCTGTAACAGTTGATTCTCGTAAAATAAGTAGTTCTGACGATTGGGATATTCTAACTCACACGGAACAGGAAGAATTAAGAGACAATGTTGGTGGTGAAACTGTTGGTGGCGGACATTTAAAAGAAGTTGGATATACTTTTTGGAACGAACCAAACGTAGGGGCGGTTAATGATTTTGACTTTAATGCAAGGGGCAGTTCTTACAGGTTAAATACTGGGGTATTTGCAACTACTTTAAATATAGATGCCATATATTGGAGTAAAACCGAAATGTCTTTTTTGACAATTTCGGCATGGTATTTAGCCGTTGACACAAATCACGAAATATGTATAACAACCGGAGGGAATTATAAAGAACAAGGTAATTCAATTAGGTTGTCCAGAGATGCAACTGAATCAGAACTACTTTTACCAGATGGATTAATTTCAGCCATATATACAGGGAATGATGGCAAGACGTATGGATGTACAAAAATTGGTTCTAAAATTTTTATAGTATCGAATCTTAACGAAACACAATGGCGTGACCACTCGTGGATTGAAGGGTTTAATGGTGGAGTGTATACGCCTATTCCAAACGAAGATTGGGCTTCTCGTGGATTGACAGGAGAAAGTTTAATGTGTTATCACGAAAACAATAAAGCTAACGGTGGCGGCGAAATACCACTTGCAGACCTTTTAATTTCAGAACACAACAAACTAAAAGGTCTTGACGGTGGCGACCCTGACAATAACTTCTTCGGGCATTTAACTGAAGCTGAATTGGCAAAGGTACAGGCACTGCCTGAAACGTTCCTTGCAGCCTCAGACATCCCTTATGACATTGACTTTGAATTTACAGACTTTGTCTTGGGTACTGCAAAGACATATACTCTTGATTTAAAGGCAAAGAAAGCATATACAATTGAGGGAATAGTATTAGAAACAGATACTGGAACATTTACAGGAATATCTGTTAAAATAGGTTCAACAGCCGTTACTTCACTTTCATCTTTAACAGCTACAACATTGGCAGAAACTGCATCTACAGGTGCAAAAACCGTAGCATTAGGAGATAGGGTAACTATTAATCTTTCAACAGGGTATACAGGAACTCCGACAACCATTAGAGGAAAACTTTTAAGACAACTGACATGAGCCGATTACTTTATATACCGAAAAAAAGGATCCCTATTGTAGTTGGACGGTATGATTCACTTAGGAATGCAAAAACCGTCGGTGTAGGCGGAAATTATGCCTATGTTGCTGATGGAGGATGGGGTACTAAAATCTTTGATGTTACAGACACCACAAATCCAATCTGGGTATACACTATTTCAGAAGGATCATACGACTTGTTTGTTAGAGGAAATCGACTGTATATTATAGGTGGAAATTTAGCAATATACAATATCACTAATCCTCTTTCACCAACACTTGTTGGTTCGTGTGCTTTACCAACTTATAGTGGTCCTGATGTCTGGGTTGACGGAAACTATGCCTATTGTGCCTGCGGTTCGTACGGATTACAAATAGTTGATATTTCTACGGAAACAGCACCAGTCATTGTAGGTACTTATAAAGGCGGAGTATCTGGTTTAATTTGTAACTCTGTTTGTGTGGTTGGAGATATTGCATATGTCGGAGAAAATGGATTTAGGATAGTTGATGTTTCAAATCATGCTAGTCCGTCTTTAATTAGTGTTTTTGATGTAGGTAGTAATTATGCTGGAATAAAGGTTGTTGGAAATTATGCTTATGTTGCCAAGTATCACAATACACAGGGAGCAAGAGTGATAGATATATCAAACTCTGCCAGTCCTTCTTTGGCAAGTTCAATATCACTTGGATCACCTGGATATGACGTTTCTGTTTATGGCAATCATGCTTTTTACGCTGTTTATTGGACAGGTATGCACATTGTAAATATTTCTAATCCAACAGGCATTGTTGATATTTCAGTTCCTTATCTTGGTCAGTATGTGACATCTATACATTATGATTCCGCTAAAGATCGCATATTCCTTGTAGCTAATCCAATTATGTATATAATTAATCCGAATGTATAAGTAAATCATAAACAATTAAAAAAACCTTACCATTATGACAGTTCTACAGGTAGTAACTACATTAACACCAGGTATTTTGATAGAGTTTGCTATGTTGGGTCTTGCTTCGATTGGTATTTTGTTAAAGATCGGTGCGAATAATACAGCAACAAAGTTATTGATTAATGAAAATTCTATCAAACTTTTAAATTTAGAGAAGGAGTTATTACAGTTGAAAAATGACTACAATAATAAACTCCACGATTATGACACCAAATTAAATGAAAACAAGATCGACCTAACAAAAGCACTCACAGAGTTCAACAAGAATAATAGAGAAGATCATCAAATGATATTTAACAAGGTAGAGACGGCTGTAACAAAAATGACAGAAGTTGCTACTGCATTCAAAGTACATGCAGATAATCATGCTTATTACAGATCACCAAGAGATATTTTAAACCAAAAAGAAGGAGAATAAATTATGGTTTTATCATTAAAAAGAATTGCAAGACGTCCAACCTATACAATAGGTAAGCTATTTATAGACGGCGAGTTTTTCTCAGACACACTTGAGGACAAAGACAGAGATTATAATCTCGATGGGGATATTACTGATCCCGGAGAAGGAAAAGTTATGAATGAAACCTGTATTCCAGCAGGAGAGTATGAAGTAATACTTAACTGGTCTAATCGCTTTCAAAGGATAATGCCTTTACTTGTGAATGTTCCAGGATTTGAAGGAATCCGAATTCACAATGGTACAACAGACAAAAATACTTCTGGTTGTTTACTTGTTGGAAATAACAGCATTGTAGGACAATTGACAAACTCTCATGAAATATTTGATAAATTGTTTCACATTCTTTCAGTAACTAAAGAAAAGGTTAAAATTATTATCACATGAAACGGATATTGCTTTTTGTATTTGTGATGTTTTCATTATTGTCTTTTTCTCAGACGTATGTTAAGGTAGCAGATAAACCAGAATACACAAGGTATCTTATTTACTGCAATACATATACATATAAATACTTTGAAGTCTTAGGAAAAGTTCCAGTTATAAAAGTTGGAGGATTTTATGCAGATACCGTCGGAAATTACAGCATTAAAGAACCTTTAACGATAACTTGGTTAAAACCTGGGACAACATCTATTACCGTAGCTGAGTCAGAAGTCTTAATAACCACAACATTAAAACTAATGGTTAGGAAAAGGACTCCTTCAATACCTGATTTTTATTCTTCTTGGATTACTCATAAAATTCCATAACATCATGGCACACATACTAATCAATAAAGACGGGGAAATTTCAGTTTTTGAGTATAATCCAGAACGAGCAAAATCAGGATGCATGTGCAAATATGATATAATAAAACTTCCTGAAACAATATTCTCTGAAGAATTTTTAGAGAAATTAAAAAGGTCAGAAGACCCTATTGATTTAAATGAATTAAAAAACAAAAATTATGAACACTTTAATCAAAAGATTGTTAGTATGGGGTAAAGATAATTGGATTTTCTTTATGACCTTGTCTGCCTTAGTTTTTTTATTATTTCTTGGTAAATGCAATAATGATAAAATTGCAGACAAACTTCAACTATCTCAAGTAGAATTGTCCACTTTGAAGGATACTGTGAAAGTATTCAAAGACAAAAACAAAAATTTAACTTTTTCACTATCTTCTGTTGTTGTGGAATCAGATAACAGACGCAAAGCATTGGAGGCGGCTGGATTTGAGATAAAGGACTTAAAAGCTAGGGATATAAAATGGCGGGATATTACAGATGCTTTAAAATTACAAATCAGTGCAGAAAGCCACGGTTCTACGCCTTTGAAGGATACTGTGTATGTAAGTAATACCGACACTATAAAAGCGGCTGAATTCGACTGGAATAATAAGTTCCTTTTTCTTAAAGGAAACATTATAGATAAAAATATGCAATTTGCATACAAGTACAAGACGGGAATAGACATTGTAACTACCAAAAAAGGAAAGAGTTATGTTGTGAGTGCATATTTGTCTGATCCTAATGCGGTAGTAATTACTGCAAACTCTATAACAATAGAAAATAAAATACGTTGGTATGAAAAACCCTGGGTGTGGATGGTGGTTGGAGCGGGAGCAGGATTTTATTTAGGAACCCGATAAAACAAATGGTATGGAAAAGGTAACAATCAAAGATATTATAGCTGCATTGGTTTTATTCTTGATTTTTGCAATTGTAGGGGTTTTAATTTTTGTAGAGATTCCGACAAATAATAAAGACATCCTATACCCAATTGCAGGAGGACTGCTACCTACAGCAACAATAATCTTAGGTTATTATTTTGGTAGTAGTTTTAATTCTTCAAAGAAGGACGACACAATAACAACATTATCCAATAACCAAAAATAAGCGGTAATTTTTCTCAGTTTTTTAATTGTTTGATTATTGTAAAGCCCCGGTTGTCGTGTCCGGGGCTTTTTTGTAACTGAATAAAAACCCTTTACAATTAAACCCTCTTCTAATCGCATTTGAAATTGTTCCTTTATGCACACCTAATTTTAAAGAAGCTTGAACAGCACTGTCATGCTTATCAACATAATCCCCGTCTAATGTAAATTGATACACCATCCTAGTAGGTGCTTTTGTTCGCATTCCTTGATGAAACCCTATGCTGTATAAATAACGCAGATATTTTTCTATTATAGAGTATTCTACATCTCCAAAATAAACTTCATTCTTTAGAGCTTTCATTGCTTTTAATACTGCTAAAAGCTCATGAGAATCTTTTATGTCGTGTAATGGAGATATCATATTAGAAAAATATCATGTACAACATTATGATGAAAACAAATACTGTAAGAATTGTTACTTCATAATTGTCTATAGAACGATCAATACCTTTCCGCATCATCGTTCTGACTTTAGAGAGTGTCATAGATGTTAAATTTGGAAGTCTATAACCACTGCTTCAGCACAATGATTAACAATAGATTTGATAGCCTTAAGACAACCACCTCTTCTTTTGTACGTTTCACTCGTTGCTAATGTTTGTCCATTTTTTGCAGTAATGATGAAGAACCATTCTTTGTTTACTGCCCTTTTAATAATGAATTTCATGATGATTTGATTTTTGAGATTCCTTTTTTAATTGATACTTCAAATACCCTGTCTGCGTATGCAGCTAAAGTTTCTTCATGTGTAACAATAATGAACTGAATACCTAATTTAGTAGACAGATCTTTTATCATTTGGGAAGCACGTTCTTGACAATCAACAGAAAGGTAACGTAAAGGTTCATCTAAGACAATTGTGTTCGATGAAGCATCCTCAAGCATAGACCAAGAAGCTATCCTCAAAGCAAATGCAGCAACATCAACAGTTCCACCTCCAGCAGCATCTAAAGGCTTAACTTTACACTCGTCTCGAACAAACATTAAGTCACATTCTGTTTTATTTCTCCTTTGAACAAACTCTACAGAAAGTTCATAAGGATCAGAGAATACGGATTCTAAAGCTAAAGAGGTTATGTCAGAAATATGGAACTGTAATTGCTGTTGAGTTTTCATTCCCACTTCTCTGACAATTTCCCTAGCTTGCTCATGTCGTATTAAAGACTTTTTAGAACTCTTTAAGGTTCCCTTCAGTTGTTTTAGATTCTTTTCAATCTGAAGTTTTCTCCCTTTAGCTTGTTCTAATTTTTGTCTTAATTGGGTTGCAGTTGTCATAAAGCCTCATATTTTTCCTCAAGTTCTTCCAATCCCTTTTCTAAAGCATCGGACATTTTTTGATATTCTGTCTTCATAGAGACTAATTTCTTATCAGCTTTTTCTACAGTATCACAACCCCAATCATTTTTGAGCTGAGTCAGTAATGCTGTAAGCTGTCCTTTTTTCTGAGAGACTTCCTCTTTTGAGTTGTCAATCTCTTTCTTTAATTTTAATAATTGAGTTTCAGTCATGACTAAAAATGTGATTCGTTTAATTTAAAAATAGCTAATTTATATTCTTTGATTGCAGGTTCTAGATTAGACAAATGCATCAAATGAGTATGCTGACCTATTACTCTGTTGGTAAACATCTCTTGTGATTTTTCTTTATCCCTTTCTAATTCCAACAACTGCTTCTGCAATAATTCCAATGGAGTGATTATCATCTTTCTAATAGTTTTCTAATTTCTCTAAAAAGCCGGAGCCAACATAGTTTATGCTCTATAAGAGCACCTTCAGAGGTTTTAATAACATTGGTTCTGTGCCATTCTAAAAATACTCTTTGTCTTCGGGTTAAGCATGGTTTTTTCATAAAGCGTCATAGATTATAGTCATTACTTTTGATTTAACTTTATTCAATTTTTTGAATTGCTCAAGGTTGTCTTCAAAAGACATTGATATTTTCCAATCTCCATTTAACTTAGAAATAAAAGCATCTATCCTATTTTCTCTTTCCTTAATGACATCTAAGTGTTCCCGACTTACTGACTCTTTAACGATTGGAATATATATGGGTGTAACTGTATTATCCGCAGCGTGCCACAGATAAACACGAGGTTTAAAATCAATTTGATCTGCATCCATGCGAAATATAGATCCAGGATTAACAAGTAATCTGCCTTTGTGTTCTTCAACAAATGCTTGATGATTATCTCCTGTTAGTATTAAATCAAATTGCGGATATTTCCTTAATAGCTTTGCAGCTTTAGGATCTGTGCAACCCGGCCAAGGCTCTAATCCTTGGTATGTCATAATGTGCTGCATGGTTAATTGTCTTCCACGAACAATCCAACCTGTCCTGCCGTCACCTAATGATTGATTCCAATGTCCGTTCTGTGGAACTGAAACTTTTCCGTTTATCATTAAATTGTACAATCCGCATTTATAAACAAGTTCAAGATTGTGCTGCGGTGTGTCGTGATTCCCATAAACAGAAAAGAAGTTTTCTGGCATGTGTTTAGATGCCTCAGACAATAGCTCTGCACTAGGATTCCATTTATCAAATAAATCTCCAGCATGGAACACAGGACATTGATATTTCCTTTGCAATGCAGAAATAAAATCTACTTTTCCCCATTCTGTTTTAGGAAAGTTGTCTGTCCTACAAATAGGAGTATCTAGTCGCAAATGCCAATCTGCCGTTAGTATAGCATCTACTTCTTTGGTTATATTATTCCTTTGACGTTCCATTTTTAGTCTTCAAAATGTTTGTGCATTCCTTCAAGATCCCCGTAAGGATTATCTAATAAATTTGTTCCGCATAACGGGCAAACGTCAGGCATTTCTTTTGCAAAAATATCCAAATTGGATTGCAAGAGAATTTGAGTTGTCTTTAAATCAGTTATGGTACTTTTGATGTTCACTATAAACCGATAAAAAGTATTCCATTCTGCTTTTTTAGTTTCTACAACTTTGATATCCTTCAACAGTTTCTCTACCTCAGGTTGCAATCCTAACAAAGCTGTCCTTTCTTCAATATCCGTTTCTGTCAATTTAATGCCTTTAATCAATGAGATTAACTTGCCTTGCGAGATTAAGGATGTTTCACAAAGATTTCGCAAGCCTATTGCTTCTGTAACGTATTTATCTAATGCAAGTACTTTCTTTGTTTCTTCAATGGATTCTTGCACTTCTTCAATGTTAGAAAGCAAAACAGTTAAGTCGCTGCAATTACCTTTAAAACTTTTAACCTGCTTAGTTAATAATTCTAAAGACTCAACCTCTATCTCAAACTTTTCTAAGAACTCGTAATTAAGCAAATCCTCTTTCTGTTTTTCAACATCATTTTTGGTATACTCAATATCAGATTTTAGTTTGGATATTTTACCATTGATTGTAGTAATTGCTTTGTCTATCTGATCAATTTTTGCAATCTTGTTAAAATGTAAAGCAACCTCTCCTGCCGTTGAACTTAACAGGAAAGAACTGTCCATTTGATTCTGTAGATTGATTTCACTAAAGTTTAGAGTCTCTGAAATCTCTTTTGGTACTTCTGATCCAAACGCTCTAAACTCAGTATCATTTAACCAATACTCTTCTCGCTTGTCTTTAACCCTAGTAATAAGGTTTCCGTCAGCAAGTAATACAGCAACAGAAGAACGTCCACCCCAATTAGAACGTAAACCATCTCCAGACGGTCTGTTAAAAGCTGCTAACTTTAAGGATCTTATAATTGCAGTCTTTCCACAATCAGAAGTTCCGACAATTACATTAACACCTGGATGGAATTCTAACTCCGAGTGTTTATGTGATTGAATGTTCTCGATTGTTAATCTCTGGATTGTCATTTGTATTCTGATTTAGCTAATTCCAACAGCCACAAAGCATCTGCCTCATTATCATTTTTACCTGGATATTGAAGTAAACAATGAGCGGCAGCAATCATAGCAGGCTTTCCAGCATTACCTTTACCAGTAGCTTTTACTTTCATTTCCTTTGAGGAATATGCTCTATAATTAATACCTAGATCTTCACAAACTACTTTAATCTGTCCCTGTAATTCTGACTGGACAATTATTGCACCTTTAAACTGTCCTCCAGGACGTTCAAATACTACAAGATTAATTTTCTCTGAATTAATCACTTCGTGCATTTTAGATCTAAGTCTGATTAATCGCATACCTGCGGACTCGTCTCTCTTAGCAGTTAAATCCCAAACACCGTAGACTGTTCTTGATGTAGCCCATCCGCAATGTGTGGCAGGATCTATTGCTAAAATGTTGTAACTGCTTTTCTGATGCTGGGCATCTACTTTAGGTAATTCTGGATGTGGTGTTCTTGTTCTTTTACGTTCCATCTTAAGTATTTTGTGATTTAGGTTTCCAATAATCTTTTTTGTCTGTGTCTTCAATTGTAATCATTCCTGAAATAGCAAAAGAGGTTTCACACCTTATAAACTCTGTGGAATTTATTTGTGTGCATTCAGTTATATAGGCATTAAAAGAAATCAACATATCTTCTACTTGATTTATTTTACAATGAACAGCTTCATCCGATGCTAATAATTGGTGAGCATAGTAATTGTCCATGGTTCCTTTCATCATGTGAGATTGTCTTCCTTGAATATATTCATGTCCAACCTGTATAGGTTCAAAAGAAGAGGAAACCGTTGCTGAATATAAATTACAAATGTACTCTCCTTTTAAAGAATATATTTGAACCTCTCCTAATATTGCTTCTTCTTTATTAGGTCTTGTAACAATAGGAGTCGGAGTTTTTACCTCTGGAATAATTTTCTTAGGAACAATTGGTGCTTCTGCAGCTTGTATTTCTTGCAGTATTTTCGGAGATGCTGCAATAACACCTAAAGCAGCTAGGTTTCTAAAGAAGGATCTTCTTTCCATATTATTGGTATTTTTGGTTTCTTAACTTCGTAACAAAGTGCATGAACAAGGCTTACTCTTTGGATGCCTATTTCCATCACTTTATATGTTTTTCTTTTAAATGCAACTTCTGATCCAACAAACAATTCTACCTTAGTATCGTCTGAGAATAGAAATTTGTTTTGTCTTTCTTTAAGTTTGTTTTCCTGGACAACATAGTAGTTGATTGTCATTTGTAGGTTTTAGGCTGTTCGTATTCTTAATAATCTACGATGAGGAAGTTCTTTTTGATTTTGTGATATGTTGTACTTTACCAATTCATTTTTAATGTTCCTGATAGGGTCTATGTCATCTACAGTAACTTTATCAATAAAAGAAGTAAATCCTTCTATCACAAGACATTTGTAAGTTCTTCTCATCTTACCCAGGTTAAATTGTAAGGTATTGGTTTTTTCTGTTTATATTTAATAGATGGTAGACAAATGTTCCATTGATTGCCATACATCTTATATCTGACGTAGTACTTGCCTTTTTTTGACACTCTAAAAATGTAATAATAATTAGGCAGTGGACAAGGAAACCAATTTACGGAATCCAAGGCACGTTCTAGAGTCATTAATTTAAACAATGCAGGAGGATTGTACTGGATCAAATAACCTATTGTCCAGCACAATCCTTCTGTAGACTTTTTTCTTGTCCGTATCATTCTACAAAGAATTTAAAAACAAACCTTGCAGAATTGAAAGCCATAAAAAGCATAAATCCGTAAACATAAAGAAGAACAGCATACAATACAGCATCCATAATGAAGTTCTTCCTTCTTTGAAACCACGTAGCACTATTCTTTGTCAACATAACTTATCTCTTTTTAGGTTCTCTGACTTGTTCAAACTTAGCCTCAATTTCCTCCCAAAGATCAATAACTTGTTCTTTAAGTTCTTTTTCGAGACTTTGTTTCTCAACCATCTTAATTGATTCTTCCAACGAAGCAGTCAATTTAGCACCATTTACCGTATATGTGGTATTCTTGGTAAAGTTTTTAATGTACTGTAAATTGGCACGAATGTCATCGATACCATAGTCAAATAAGATGTAAAGTGGAGCAGTATGATAAGGTTTCCAAATACTTGATTTATAAACTTCTACCTCTACCTCAATCCCCATTACCCTGGAAACTTCCTTACCTACGACTTTTTGTTTGTCTTTGATTTTAGAAGGTTTGGTAAACTTTAATCTCAAAGAGGAATAGAATCCCACAGACACTCCGCCAGGTGTAGAATACTTTTCTCCGTAAGGTCCAGCGTCAGCATTCTGTCTAATTTGATTGCTACAAACCATAATATAGTTTTTCTCAGCAATAACGCGACAAAATTTACGAAGTTGTTCGCTGAAATCCTTTGCACGTTTCATTCCCATTTTATCGCCCTCTACCTTTTCCATTTCTAGTTCGGTAGATAATGCAGCAAGGGAGTCAGCAAAAATTCCATTAATAGCTTTCTTTTTAGTAGGAGCAGGTTCCCAGGAGTTTGCAGATTTGAAAAGCTCAACAACTGTATCTGGTCTACTGTACCCTTGTTCAGTTAATGTTAAACCAAACATGGAAGCGAACTGTTGATTAAGTCTTGCTTCGGGATCAGCAAACATTATATCCCCACCTTTTCTTTGTACGGCACCGGCAATCTCTGACAGTAGTACTGTCTTGCCCGACCCTGAGGGCCCAAACGCCTCTACAAATATACCTCCGGGCAAGCCTCCTCCTCTAATTCTCCCCCCTGATATGGCTAAATCAAGCAAGGTACTGCCCGTGCTTAATACAGTCCCAAAGTCACCATCGTATTCTTTCTTTTCTTTAACTTCTTCTTTTACTCTTTGTCTCATTTGACTGGATAATGTGGTTCTACTTCGTTCCATTATTGAAATTTATTAAAATAGATTTGATTGTGTCTTCCGATAAACCTTTCCATTCTAACTCTGCAATCAACTCTTCCTTAAATATGCGAATCAATGTGCTGCTATCTTTAGCTTTTTTTAATTTCCAAAGTGTAAGACATCTATCAGATATTTTAGTAATGAGTTTTTCTTTGTCAATTCCAGCTTCCCATTTCTCAACAAGACTGATGATTAATTTTGTCTTGGAAGATCCGTTTGCCAAAGAATACAAATTTAATGTATTCGCAAGACCCGGGGGCAATTTTACCCCCAGGTGTTTTGCACTATTTAAGTCTTTGCATTCTTTATGGAATACTTTTAAAATTGGCATGATTTATTTCTTTTTAGACTCTTTTGCATCTAAGCAATCATCCCAAAGAGGACAATCATTACAATCTTTAAACTTGTCGGTATCTACTCCGAACTGATGTTTGTTTGGACACTTTTCTTTAGAAGGGGAGGTCTTCTTCTTCTCCTCCTTTTCCTCCTTTACTTTTTTTTTACCTCCTTTTTCCTCAGCTACTTTCTTTGCCTTAGGAACTTCAATGTTCAACTCTTTTGCAATAGCTTTACGCAAAGACAGAAGATCGTCATCATAATCTTTAGCCTTAGTTGTAAGTTTGCCTTCTTTGCAAAGAGTTTTCATGTCGTTGTAAGACATCTCTTCCAACATTTCCCAAGACAATTCCGGTGCATCATCATCATCGTCGTCATCGTCATCGTCCTCTGTCTCAACAGGCTTTGCAGATTCAAGGATTGCAAGCATTTCTGTCTTTAACAGTTTCTTTTTGGTAATTGTTTTGAGTGTTTTCATATGCTTTTTGAAAACATCGTCACTTTTAGCAATCTCCAACAGCATTTCCACATCCTCAGCTTCTCCGATAGCATCTTCCAAAGACATATCTTCTGCAGCTTCCTTTTCCGGTTCTTCCTCAGGTTCCTCTTCTACTTTTTTCTTTTTACGATCAGATTTTTCTTCCTTTTCCGGTTTAGAATCCTTCTTGTCTTTCTTTTTGTCCTTTTTTGGAGCGTCATCATTATCATCCTTGCCAATGTCCTCAGGATCCATTTCCAGGAATTTTGCATCAAGCTCAGCATAAGTCAAAATCTTTAAGACTTTGTCCAAATTTGGAACGTCTTTTAGAATGTCTTCACTGTAAGGCTTTTTCCTTTTCTCAAAGTCAATCCTGCTTGCTTCTGCAAACGGTTTAGACGACCCAATTGTAGAACTGTCAAAACGTATTTTTAAAGATAAACCTTCTTCGAGGTCTGGGAACACTTGGTAGTCCTCATCCTCTTCCAACTCGTCGTTTAACAAGTTTTGGAACAAGTATTGACTGATGTCCATGAGATACGGTTTAACTTCGTGCTCTTTGCTATCCAAAGGAATAACTGCATAAAGAACTCTCAAAGACTGTTTCAATGCAGCAAGTTCTTCTTTGTCTGCACCGGCAGCTTGTCTTTTAGCTCTGTATTCACAAATCGGACATTTTTTACCAATAGAGGCAAGACACACAACCGTATCCTCATCAGAACCGATTTTCTTGTGTACCTTGTATGGGCGTTTGTACCACAATGTTCCAACAACTGCAATGTCCAAATCCGCATTTTTGTCTGGATGTTTCTCATCCGTTACTTCATAAGGCATGAAGTCCAATTTAACTTTACTTCCAGGTTTAGGACTGAATACACTTACACCTTTTGGTAACATTAAGTGACCGTAAGAAGACCCTTGTGATTGCTGTCTTTTTGAATCACTAGCTACTTTACCTCTGAAACTACTCTTTTTACCTTTTGCCATTTGTTTTTAATTTAAAAAATTAACACTATTTTTCTCTTTTACGATTATTGAATTTACTTGCAACTTTCTCATCAGAAGACTTTTGTTTCTCTTCTTGTTCCCAACCTCTGTTAAGCATTTTAGGAACATTAGGTCCAGAGAAGTATCCTGATAGATAAAGTTTAACCAGACCTTCTAAAGAATCCTTTTTATGCTCTAGAGCACGGACAGCACCTTTAGCCATGTCTGCTTCATACTTTGCTTGTAGATATAATCCGTTGTCTTCGGTATAACTACCTTGAACAATTATTGCAGCAAATACAGAACCTTCAGTAAGTTTTTCAATCTCATATTGTTGAGGATCTTTTCTAATTGCTTTGTCTAATCCAGCTTTGGTAACATCTAGTTTCTCTTTTGCTCGATCAACTTCTCTGTTAGCCTTTGCAGCAAGTTTGGTGTACTTCATCATTAAAGATGATTGACGCAACCATTCGAGATCTAGTGCGTCAGGATTTATGTCTAAATCCTCTTTGTAATTGAGTTTACCCATAATTTATGATTTTAGGATTGGTATGCAATATAATAAAAATAAAATTAACAAACAAGGATTTTTTACAAAATATTTTATCCTTTAATTACTTGTAGACAATTGTATGTGAGTTGTGGAAATCCGTTTGTAAAGTTAGGTTCCATAAAACACTCTAAAACCAGAGCACATTGCTCATCCCATTTGTTTAAAAGTATTGCTTGAGCATAACCTAACACAACCCTTCTGATTCCTTCAGGATCCTCTGTCTTAAGACCTCTTAAAACAGAATTAACCTGTTGCCAATTAGATCCTTTTTTTGTCAATAATCTGGCAAGCTCTATTGCCTGAGATTGTATTGCTGCCTGTTGTTTAGCAGTTTCCAATCTGTCATCCTTATCAGCAGCAAGTACTTTTTCAAGTATGTTGATTGCAGCTCTAGGATGTCCAAGACTGTCTTGTATGATTTGTTCATACACTTCTTTGTCAACTTTCTCATCCTCAGCTTTAACAATACTTTTCAACAATCCCTTCATTTCTGTATCAGAAAGCACTTTAACCTGGAACTCTTGACACCTGCTTTTTACTGCCGGTATTAATTTGTTAGGTTCTGTTGTACACAGAATGAAGTAAATGTGATCTGGAGTATCCTCAAGTATCTTTAATGAAGCATTCTGAGCATCATTTGTCCACTTATGAACCTCATCAATTAAATACACTTTGCATCTGCCTGATGTTGGAGCATATTGTGAAGACTTAATAATGTCCCTAACAGAATCAATACCTCTAAAATCTGAGGAATTTATCTCTGTTAAATCATTACCTTTGCAACCTAATTTACTGGCCAGTATTCTTCCTAATGTTGTCTTTCCTGTACCTGTTTCTCCATGAAATAAAAATACATGAGGACAGGTGCTAGAATGAAGTACCATTTTATCTAAAATAGAAATTATTTCAGACTGACCTTTTACTTCTAAAAAAGATGTAGGACGATATCTAATGTATAAAGGACCCACATTTGATTTTTCTTGATTCATAATTAAATTTTATTAATTCTTGATAAAACTGTTGATGATATTCTCTATTATAGTTTGCTCTTACATTACAACTGACACATAAAGTAATCAAATTTTGATTATCACAATTTTTCTTGTTGTAATCTATGTGATGTACTGTTAGTGTGTCTGTAACATTTTTACAATTTACATTCTGACAAACATAACCGTCTCTTTCCTTAATTTCTAATCTCTTATCTTTATTCCAATCAGAAGAGTAAGGTAGTCTACCTATCCCACCCTTCCAATTAGGATGTTTCTCATTTTTATTTCCAAACTTCTTTTTTTCTTCTTCAGAGTAAATTTTACCGTAATTAGGATTTAAAGATCCTATTTTTCTTAAACTACATTTTAAGATTGTTTCTTTACTATGACATCTACCTTTTCCAGAGTCACTTATTTTCTTTTTTGTTTCTTCTGTATGTAATATTCCTAATCTTGCATTTTTACAAATTGTTAAAGAATCCCCTTTATGAACCTTTCCATAAAAAGGGTTATTTTCTCCTTTACGAGATTCGCTTCTTTGTCTATATTGATCTTCCGTTAAATTTAAAGACACTCCTTTCTTAGAATTTGATATATTTAATCTGTGTGTTTCAGAAAGCTTTCTTCCTTTTAAAGAATCACTTATATTTTTACAAGATTCTACAGATCTCTTCTTTCCCTTATTTGAGACACTTCTTTTCAATTTTTGTTCGATGGACAATCCTGTGTAGATTCTATTATTACCAGTGTGGTGGTTAAAATTGTGCCCAGAAAGAAACCTTCTTCCTAAATTAATATACCCTCCGCATCCACAAGCACACATCGGTTTTAATTCATTCATGTTGTTTAAAATTTAGTTTTTTTAATTGATAAGTAGTCATTTTTTTACAGGCATGAAGTCCGAAATTATAATATCCCATAAAACAAGGTTGTGGAAGTTGAGGTCCAATGTGATTTGGACAATACTGTTTCCTTACAGCAGCCTCATACAAGACATACTCATACCCGTATTTATAAACAGAAATAATCTCTCGTCCATCTTCCGTAAATTTAAGGTTAGCCATAGTAGTAAGGTTTTAGTCTTTTATTTTCTCTGCAAAACTACCGTCTATTGGGTATTCTGCTATTTCGATTTCCATTGGTACAATAATCCACTCAAATGCTTTTGGTAACTCTTTTGTTAAAATTTGATTAATGGTTTCTTTAATGTAGTCTTTTTCTGACGGATGCACATCTAAGACAATACTGTCATGGATTTGTCCGACAAGTTTTGTATCCCATTTCTCTTTCTGCATCCTAGCATCTGAAGCAATAAAACTCCAAAGCAATGAATGGAAAGCAGATCCTTGTCCTGGGTAATTGCATACTTGTTTCTTGTCCATCAAACCAACACATCGGAATCCTGTAGGTATGTCAAAATACCCTTTCTTTTGATACTTTTTCCACCATTTGTCTTTCCACTCTGCATACTCAATAAATCTGTTACCCCAAAAGTCTTCCTCAGTCATTTTAACATGTTGAACAAATTTATCAAAGTTAGTTAAGTCTTGAGATATTAAATGATCAGACAATTTAGCATCCCCAATTGGTATGCCCATCCCAGGTTTCCATTTCCCTTTTGGAAGCTCTCCCCAATGCCCGACTAAACCTTCAGCACAATTTTTATAATAACTCCCATAAAACTCTGGAAACACGAAAGCGTTTTTCGCAGCCTGTCGCAACACCCCATGCCCAGTAATACTTTTATCTAGCTTATCTAGTTTAAAGAGCTGCTCAGCCATGTCTCCGTGCATGTCAGTTGTAGGATCCTCAATGTACTTTATTAAGTTTTTGTCTTTGTTTATGCAGGCATTTGAACGTACTTCAATCCCACTAAAGTCAGCCTCCATTAACATGTGCCCAGGTCTTGGATAAATTGCAGACCGAACAATCTTCATAGCCTCTTTGTCTCTGTTAGGCATATTTTGGAAGTTCGGGCTGTCAGAACTGCTTCTAAATGTTTGTGCAAGATGCAAGTTAAACACAGGATGGATGTACCCGTTGACTTGTTCTCGTTCAAATCCGTTTAAATAATCCCGAAGTTTCTTAAGCTGCTTTTTCTTTAGTAGCTCATTTAACTCTGGAATATTTAATTCCTTCATTGTTTCATCATTCGTAGAACCTTTCCCGCTTTTAGTTTCTCTAGGAGGTTTAATTCCTTTTGTCTTGTACAGAAACTCTGCAAGCTGATCTCCACTATTGACGTTAATTGCTTTGGTAGAGGA